AGAAGCAGTTCTGTTCGGACGCCTGCCGTTTGCTCTGGTGGCATGAGCACCGGGATATGAGCAGGAATGCCAAAGGCGCGAAATGCGCTGCCTGCGGGAAAGAATTCATGACGGATCGTGCGCAGAAGTATTGCAGTCATGATTGCTATATCAGCGCACGGTTTGGAGGCGCCCATGGGAATGATACTTACTTCAGAGCAGTTTGATCGGGAGGCTGGGTACCGGCTTTCGATGACTGTGATGGGCAGGCTGTATGAGAAGGGGCTGATTACTCAGGAAGAGTATCGACGGATTGAACCAATTCTGGTGCAGAAATTCTCGCCTGTATGGGCTGGATATCCTGATGTTATAAAGGATAAATGTGCCTGACATCGCTTGCATTTCCGTCCTTTCTGAGGTAATATGCCACACTAACAAAGGGATTGATACAATATTCCCTTGGAAAGGACGGATGAACATGACGGAGAGAATTACCGCGGTCAGCCGCATCGCGCCGATCGTGCAGATGAAAAAGCTCAAGCGTGTTGCTGCATATGCGCGCGTTTCTACCGGTAAGGACGCCATGCTGCACTCGCTGGCGGCACAGGTCAGCTATTACAGCGATCTGATTCAGCGCAATCCTGAATATGCGTACGCGGGCGTGTACGCGGACGAAGGACTGAGTGGTACGAAGGAATCCAGACCGGAGTTTCAGCGAATGCTGAAAGACTGCAGGGACGGAAAAATCGATAGAATCCTGTGCAAATCCGTATCGCGTTTTGCCCGCAATACGGTCACGCTGCTGGAAACAGTACGAGAACTGAAGGGGCTGGGAGTCAGCGTATATTTTGAGGAGCAGAACATTGATACCATGAGCGGGGATGGTGAGTTTATGCTTTCCATCCTCGCTTCTTTCGCCCAGGAGGAAAGCCGCAGTGTATCGGAAAACTGCAAGTGGCGCGTGCGGAAGAAGTTTGAACAGGGTATTCCTACGGGTTTCGGCATGTATGGATACGAGGTCAGAAACGGCAGCTTCACCATCGTGCCCGAGGAGGCGGAGGTCGTTCGCAGGATATTCCGCATGTATCTTGACGGCATGGGCAGCGTACGCATCATGAAAGCACTGATCGAAGAGAACATTCCCGCGCCCGAGGGCGGACTATGGAATGCCAGCGTGATCATGATGATGCTCAGAAATGAGAAGTATGCCGGCGATCTGCTTCTGCAGAAATTCTTCACCAATAATCATGTCGAAAAGAAGCAATGCTTCAACCGGGGCGAACTTCCGCAGTATTTCGTGGCGGAGGATCACGAGCCGATCATTGACCGTGAAACCTTCGATGCGGTGCAGATGGAAATTGCTCGGAGGGCTGCAATGTATACGGTCGCAGGCAGGAAGGCCACAGAGGAAGCCGAGGATGACATGGCGGAGCTGACGCTGGCTATGGAGTTGAACGACCAAATTCAATGCGGCATTTGTGGGAAGAAGTATCGACGAAAGATGGCCAGACTAGGAACACCTTATGCTGCGCCCATCTGGATCTGCGGAACGTATTCATACCGTGGAAAGGCATACTGTGCATCCAAACAGATTCCCGAAAAGATATTGATTGAACTGATTATTTCTGTAATGAGCAATGATCATTCTGCTGATGATATTGATCATATTGAAATGTACCCAAACAACAGAGTATTGTTCGTTTTCACAGACGGGCGCACGGAGGAGCACTTCTGGAAGGATCATTCCCGCAGGGACAGTTGGAATACAGAAAAGCGCAAAAAGGCTGCTGAAAAAACGAAACAGCAGCATCTGGAAAGAAAGGAGCGTACGGTACGATGAGTGAAGCAAGAGCCTTTGAACCGACAGGAGGTAGAGTCAGAACGGTTACTGTTATCCCTCCGCGCATTCGCGCCTTGCCAGGAATGCCTACGCTTGCCATTCAGAAAAAGCGCGTCGCGGCTTACGCCCGTGTTTCCACGAACAGCGAAGAACAGCTGACAAGCTATGAGGCGCAGGTAAAACACTACACAGAATACATACAGTCCAAGGAATACACCGACCATTGGCAGTTTGTTTCTGTGTATACGGATAAGGGAATCACCGGAACCAGCACGGCAAAACGCGAGGGCTTCAACCGCATGATCCAGGATGCGCTGGCAGGAAAGATTGACCTGATCATCACCAAGTCGGTTTCACGATTCGCACGCAATACGGTGGATACGCTGACCACCATCCGCAAGCTGAAAGAACATGGTGTGGAGGTGTATTTTGAAGAACAGAACATCTATACGATGGACGGTAAGGGTGAAGTGCTGCTGACAATCATGTCCAGTATCGCCCAGGAGGAGAGCCGAAACATCTCAGAAAACGTGACTTGGGGCATGCGCAAACGTTTTGCTGAAGGTAAAGTTACGATACCTTACAAGCAGTTTATGGGCTACAGACGCGGTAAGGACGGTATTCCGGAGGTTGTGGAGGCCGAAGCGAAGGTCGTACGCACGATCTTCAGACGCTTTCTGGAGGGAGCAACCCCTGCGATTATCGCCAGAGAGCTGAACCTTGCCGGGATTCCCTGTCCCTCCCGCAAGAGCCTGCTCGGTGAGGATGAGATCGAAGCAGCCAAGGCCAGAAAGAAAACCGCCCGGTGGAGTCCATCTACGATTGAGAGCATCCTGACCAATGAAAAATACAAGGGAGATGCCATCCTGCAGAAGACCTACTGCACGGATTACATCAAGAAAACCTTCGTGGTGAACGATGGCAGCGAGATTCCGAAGTATTACGCGCAGAATAGCCATCCGGCCATTGTCAGCGCAGAGGTGTTCGACTTGGTACAGATGGAACTGGAGTGGCGCAGTAATCTAAAAGGAAGCTACAGCGGCAAAAGTTGTTTTGCCTCGCGCATCGTATGCGGTGACTGCGGCGCCTTTTATGGCAGCAAGGTATGGCACAGCACGAACGAATACCGTCGCACGATCTGGCGCTGCAACAATAAGTATGAAGGCGACAAGAAGTGCTCGACGCCGCATGTGACGCAGGAGGAGCTGGAGAAAGCGTTCGTTGACGTGATGCAGAAGGTCATTACCGAAAAGGACGCCATCTTCGCTGTCTGTCGCGAAGTGCTGGATGAGGTGCTTGACACAAGCGAACTTGATAGGATCGCAACGAGGCTGCAGGATCAGGCGCTGGGCATGGCGGAGCGTGTCAGGAAGCTGGTTGAGGAAAATGCTAGAGTTCGGAAGAATCAGGAAGAGTACCAGCGAGAATACGATGCACTGGCTGCAGAGCATGAAAAGCTCAGCGAGAAGATCCGGAGCGTTGAAGAACAGAAGAAGGACAAAGCTGATCGTAGGCGGAGGATTGAGGTGTTCCTGTGCATGCTGGAAGAACAGATGGAAAGCCTTGGCTTTGATCCATATACCTTTGTGGCGTTGGTTGACAGGGTTGTTGTTGGACAAGACAGGAAGTTGGAGATTATCTTCAGAAATGGGATGAAATACGATTACACAATAGATAGTTGATACCAGAAATCAGGCTGGGAGCATTGCTTTAGAGCAGTGCTTCCGACCTTTTCTTTATTTATGGAAGACTATTTCATGGAATTGACAAGATTCATCAGCATCTCTTTCTGGTCGGCAGAGAACGCCGCCCAGCGTGTAAAAAAGCTCTCTGTTCTGGTGTTAGTTCAACCATATCTCCTTCAGCAAAGAACTGCGAGAGTGTAATGCCGAAACCGTTGCAAAGTGCACGGAGAGAAAGAATGGTTGGTTCAGTATTGCGCTTCCACATATTCGATATTGTAGTCTGGGCAAGACCGGAACACTTGGACAATTCATATATCGTCCAACCGCGCTCATCCATAAGCTCTTTGATTCTGTTTTTCGTATCCATCCGAGAAACCTCCCGCTTACATTCCTGATATATATTCCAGGAAACATTTGATTAGTACGAAAGGAATCATGCGGGTTGCAAAGTGCGCATCATATGGGTTATACTATAAGCTGCATATGATATGCAGAATGGGATAGTTTTGCTGTTGACACTCCATAAGTAAACATACCATTCCAACAACTAAATAATGTGTTCAGGTGTTTTCTGTAGAATAGAACGGCAACGACTATTTACAGGAGGCAACAAGATGAAAAACAATGTATATGGATATGTTCGTGTATCAACGAAGGAACAGAA